TTTACTCCACCTGTAATGGATGCTAGAAAAGCATATATGGATGTTATGAATGAAACTGCTTTAAGTTTTACTTCACGTGATGCTCAAATACCATTTAGACCACAAGTAAGTGATCCTGTAAATGGAAATTTAGGTGATGGTGAAGTAGGTATGGATCAAATTATGAATTTATTGAATAGTAAATAATGCCATTTAGTCCCCAACAGATAGCTCCTATAGATTTTCAACCAAGTGTTGCGGTTGGGGTAAATCTTCCTTTTAGTGGTCCTGCTGTTTTTATATCTAATTATCAAACTAAAGATGCAGTAAAAAATAATCTAATCAATTTTTTTTTAACAAATTCTGGAGAAAGATTTATGAATCCATTATTTGGGGGAGGATTAAAATCTTTTATATTTGAACAAATAAATGCTGATAATTTAAATTTTTTAAGAGAAGATATAAATGATAAAATATCTTTATATTTTCCTAACATTATAGTTAATGATTTAGTAGTTACAGGCCAACCTGATACAAACCAAATAACTATTTCTTTAACATACACTGTTCTTAATACTGGTATATCTGATAACATTACATTTGAATTTTAACAATGGCTAATACAAATAAAGACATAAAATATATAAATCGAGATTTTTCTAGTTTTAGACAACGATTAATAGAATTTTCCCAAACTTATTTTCCTAATACCTATAATGACTTCACCCCAGCTTCTCCGGGGATGCTTTTTATAGAACAATCTGCATATGTAGGGGATGTTTTAAGTTTTTATTTAGATAACCAATTTCAAGAAACATTTGTTCAATATGCCCAACAAACAAACAATGTATTTGAGTTAGCATATATGTTTGGATATAAACCAAAAATATCTACTGCTGCACAAGTTATTATAGATGTATATCAACAACTTCCTTCTAAATTAGTTGGAGGAGATTATATTCCTGATTATGATTATGCATTGACAGTAAGTGAAAATACTATTATAAGCTCAACTAATAATAATGAATTTCTTATCCAAGATAAAATAGACTTTTCAGTTTCTAGTTCACAAGACCCAACTGAAGTTTCTATATATCAAATTGCAGGTAATATTCCTCAATATTTTCTTTTAAAGAAAAGTAGAAAAGCTATATCATCTACTATTAATATCCAAACGTTTGCATTTACTGATCCTGTTCAATTTTCTACTATTCAACTTTCTACTAATAATTTTTTAAAAATTTTAGACATTACAGATTCTGATGGTAATAAATGGTACGAAGTAGATCATTTAGGGCAAGAAATGGTTTTAGATACTATAAAAAATACTAATTTAAATGATCCTAATGTTAATGGAGATACTCCATATCTTTTAAGATTAAGAAAAGTAGCTAGACGTTTTACTACTAGAATAGTATCTGATACAAACATCATTATTCAATTTGGAGCTGGTGCTCCTAATGATGTAACAGAAGAAATTACTCCTAATGCTGATAATGTAGGTATTGGATTGCCATTCCAACAAAACAAATTAACCGCAGCATATTCACCTGTTAACTTTTTATATACAGGAACATATGGTATTGCTCCTTCTAATACTACTCTAACAGTTAGATATCTTACAGGCGGTGGGGTTAATTCAAATGTTAATACTAATACTTTAACTAAAATTAACACTTCAAATGTTGCATTTAATACAGTTAATTTAAACCCTACAATGGCTAACTATATTTTTGCCTCAGTTTCTTCTAATAATGGCATAGCTGCTGCTGGAGGAAAAGGAGGAGATACATTAGAAGAAATTCGTCAAAATACATTAACACTTGTTGCTTCTCAACAACGTTCAGTTACAGCAGATGATTATTTAATTCGTGCTTTAAGTATGCCTTCTGATTATGGGGCTATTTCCAAAGCATACATTGAACAACCTAAATTAACTGATAATCAAGTTTCAACTATTGAAACATTAAATTTATATGTTTTATCTTTAAATAGCAGTGGTCAATTAGATTATGCTACTGAAACGTTAAAAAATAATTTAAGAACATATATGTCTCAATATAGAATGATTGGGGATAGTATTGAAATTAGAGATGCTTTTATTATTAATATAGGTGTAGATTTTGAAATCATAGTTTTACCTGAATATAATAATAATGAAGTTTTATTAGCTTGTATAGTTGCATTAAAAGATTATTTTAACATAAATAATTGGCAAATTAATCAACCTATAATGTTAAGAGATCTTTACATTTTACTAGATAAAATTAAAGGAGTTCAAACAGTTAAAACTATTAATATTTCTAATAAAGCAGGAACAACTTTAGGATATTCTCAATATGCTTATGATATCTCATCAGCTACTCAAAATCAAGTAATTTATCCTTCATTAGATCCTAGCATATTTGAAGTAAGGTACCCAAATACTGATATTAAAGGTAAAGTAGTTCCTTTATAATCTTATATTTATAATAAAATATTTCAATGGCTGTTTATAAAATATTTCCAACTCAAGATACTACTCTATATTCTGCTTACCCAACAATGAATACTGGGTTGGATGCTATTTTAGAAGTTTCTAATAAATTAGGTATAAGTGGAGATCCTGAAGTAGCAAGATATTTAGTTCAATTTGATCAAAACGAAATAAACGATATTATTACTAATAAAATTAGTGGTAATCAATATGGAGTATATCTTAAAAATTTTATAGCAGAAGCTCAAGGTTTAAATCAAAATACTTCTTTAGAAATACTACCATTAGCCCAATCATGGAATAATGGTACAGGATATTATTTAGATAACCCAAAAGAAACAGACGGTGCTTCTTGGACATATGCTAACTATAATGGATCAGGCCCTTGGGATTTAACAGGTTTTTATTCAGGATCAGCTGGAACTATATATTATACAAGTTCTTATAGTCCAATATACGGAGGTGTAGGAGGGGGAAATTGGTTTTTTAATACTTCTGGCACTTTATACGTTGTTGCAAATTATGTAGTACCTAATTATATAGCTAATGTATCCCCATATACAGGTTCAGCTAGTTCATCTTTTGAATTACGTAGTGTAAAAGATATAGAGGCTAATGTAAGTACTATTATAAGCAATTGGACTAATAATGTAATTCCAAATTATGGATTTATAGTTAAATTAACAGGTTCTCAAGAATTTAATACAAGCCAATATGTTCAACCTATATTCAAATATTATAGTGTTGACACAAATACAATTTATCCTCCATGTTTAGAATTTAGATGGAGGGATTACTCTACAGTCTTAACAGGCTCAGCTACTGGTAGTATTGTCAATACGGTTGACTTAAAAATGTCTCTATCTGAAAACCCAGGCATATTTTATCCTACTAGCAAAAATAGATTTTATATAAATGTAAGTCCTTTATATCCTCCTCGAATATATCAAACATCATCATTATTTACTAATTTAAATTATTTACCAACTGCTTCATATTATGCAATAAAAGACTTGGATACTAATGAATATGTTGTTAACTTCGATAATAATTATACCCAAATTAGTTCCAATTCACATGGAAATTATTTTGATGTTTATATGAGTGGACTTGAACCAGAAAGATATTATTCAATTTTGATTAAAACTAATGTTAATGGTTCTACTATGATTTTTGATGATAACTATTACTTTAAAGTTGTAAACGGATGAGTGAAAGTGTAAATCTAAATAAACAAGTATATGATAAAAGACAGTATACTAAAGTAATAGATACGTCTTTTAAACAATTAGGCGTTAAAACAATTCAAGAACAGATTGATCAACAACCAACTGTAGATGAATTTTTTAACATGTATAACGAACTATTTTACCAAATACCTGAATTAGGGGCTACTAATTCACACGAATATTTGATTAAAAAAAGTAGTGAGTATATTGCTTTTGACGCTAACCAAGATGAAATAATAGCATTACAAAATGAAATAGCCCAATTAAGAATTGATTTACTTGATGCTCAAAAACAAGTTATAGAATTACAAACAGGAACAACACTTACTTAATAATGGCTGCAGAAATTACGCAAATAGATGCACAGAGTTTTTTATTTCAAAATTATGAAGTACAAGATACTTCTTTAATTTCTACTATTGGAATAGATACTTCTTTATCTACAGGAAGTTATATTGAATTGTTTATATACGATTTAAATCAAAATATTATAACTTCAAACTATAATTTCTCACAATATACTGTTTTAAACAATGGTCAATCTGCTGGTTCAAATAATACAGTTTCTCAAATAGAAATTGATCCTGAAAGTGTTCTTATTAATAATGGACTTGATCAAGGTGAATATGTTACATATTTTAACTTTTTTAATAAACAAGTAGGTTCCGAATTTCAACAACTTTATATATCTGAAATATCTTCTGATAGAACTGAACTTAGATTAGATAGTACTTCTTTAACAGACCTTGATTTAATTGAGCAAACAAATAATTTTGTTCAACAAAGAGAAAATAGTTTATATTTTGTAGACTTTTATCTTAACTTTGGAGAGAATGAACTTGTTATAGCTAACAACATTCAATTAGATAACACTGACCCTGCTAACACTTCAATTTTAATTAAATTATACGAATCACTCCCAGAACAATTTGATTTAAATTCTCAATTATGGGTTGTAACATCTGTAGATGAATCATTAGCATATCAAGTAATATTTGAAGATCTTCCTATCATCATCACAGATACAGTTAATATTAAAGGACCTAATTTTAACTTAGATTTAAAAGATCAAATTAATAATTCAACTGTATCTTTAGATTATACTTCTTTAACAACTACAACTTTAACTAGTTCATTTAATCAATTAAGCAGCTTATTAGAAGAAAAAGAAATTGATATTAATATCGACTATACTGATTTTTCTAATTTTGTTCACTTTAGTTCAATACAAAGTAGATTAGAAAATTTTTATTATAAAGTATCTTTACTTGAAGAATATTCATCTTCAATTACTTTATTGAATGGTACTACAAATAATAATCCTAGTGCTAGTATATCCATATATGAATCTTATATAAACAATATTATAACTAATTTTGATGGTTATGAATATTATTTATACTATTCAAGTGGTTCATGGGCTTGGCCTAAATCAAATAATGAACCTCCTTATCAATTATACCTAACTAATAGCCCTCAAGTATTAAGTTGGTTTGGTAGTTCAGATGAAACTTCTCCTTATTACGGAGGAGTAATCCTTTCAGCATCTGTTTTTGATAACACTAATCAAAATAATTTATTATATTCAATCCCTGAATATTTAAGAGACGATTCAGCTAATCAACCATATGAGTTGTTTATAGAAATGATGGGTCAATTTTATGATAATATTTGGATTTATTATAAAGATGTTACTGAAAAATATAATACTGATAACCGTTTAGATTATGGTATTTCAAAAGATATAGTAGCAGATGCAATACGTGATTTTGGAATCAAATTATACCAAAATAATTTTTCAACCCAGGATTTATACACTGCATTTATAGGTTTAACTCCTGAAGGTGGTTTATTCCCATTCCCAAATATTACAGGTTCACTTCCAACCCCTAGTGGATTTGAATATATTAACACTTTAATATCTGCTTCTAACGATTATATGCCGTTAGACGATGTAAATAAATCGTTATATAAACGCATTTATCATAACTTACCATACCTGCTTAAGTCAAAAGGTACTTTACCTGGTTTACGTACTTTAATCACTTCATATGGTATTCCTGATACTGTATTAAGAATCAATGAATATGGAGGTAAAGATAAAGTTAATACAGAAGATTGGGACTATTGGCAAGACACATTTAATTATGCTTTTTATACCCCTGGAAATAATTGGGTTACTTCTTCTTGGCAGGTAAATTCTAATTGGAATTCTTATTATAATGTTCCTAGTACATTACAACTTAGATTTAAAACAGAAGGTTTACCAACTTCATCAATTCCATATTCCCAAAGTTTATGGTTTAATACTTCTCCCATTATAAATGGTTCTTCTTTAGTATTAGAATACACAGGATCAGGATACACTAGTGGTTCTTATTCAGGTTCAATTATTGACCCATATTACCAGTATGCTACTCTTAAATTTCTTCCAGATGTAACAAATTATCCCTCTTCTTCTGCTAGTATATATTTACCATTTTTTGACGGTGGGTGGTGGTCAGTAATGGTAACTAGAACACCAAACGAAGGATATGGTACTTTTGAATTACACTCAGGAAATAAAATATATGAAGGAGGAGATAATGGAACATTACTTGGATTTTATTCTTCTTCAATAGTAATTGAAAATGATACAGCATGGAACACCAATTCTTCCTCCTTTTTTGCTCGTGGAAATGCTATAGGTTCCAAAATTTATAATTCATTTTCAGGATCTTTACAAGAAATAAGATATTATTCATCTGTATTAAATAAAAATACTTTTGATAATTATGTAATGAACCCACATTCAATTGAAGGTAATTATGCTGCATATCCTCCTTATAATGACATTAATAATGCATCCCCATATGAATTAATTTATAGACTTTCTTTAGGTGGGGAACTATATACTGGCTCTAATTCAATTACAGGTTCATTTTCTATTCATCCTAAAGTTACAGGATCTTGGATTCCTACTAGCTCATTTGCATCTGATAGTGGTGCTCGATTTAGGTTTGTCCCTGAATTTGTACCTAATACAGAATATTTCTTTTATTCTCAACCAATAGTAGGAATTAAAAACTCTATTTCTGATAAAATTAGAGTAGAAAATGACACT